CATATAACTCATTCTAAGCCTGGGCAAGCTTAACTAAAACTGCTCACCTTTTTAACCATAAATTACTATCATGAATAAACTAACTCATTTCAAAAAAGAACTCATCGAACTAATGGCTCGTGATCTCATCATTGAACGCATTGCAAGAGGACTCGAAGGTAAAGACGACGATTGCGTTGAGAGCATGGCGTTCGATCCATGCCATTCATTAAAGGAAAGCATTAACTACCTCAGCACTCCTGTAGATGCTGAATACAAAATGAACAACCTTAGAAGAAATTTCTATTGGGAATCAGAACGCTTATCCAAGTGGCAACCTTTTTAACCTTAACCAACCTGTCAGCAAACGCTGATGGGTTTTTTTTTGGTACAAGCCCACAACTATCACCTCAAAAGAAAGTGTCCTTCGGGGGTTTTGTGTCTTCAACAAACTTGTAAAAGTTTGATACCGACGGGATCTTTATCCGTTATTTTAGAATCTTAACCTCTTCGATCTTAAGATCCTAAAAACCTCCCCACTTTACAAAATCCTTTTGAAAGACCTCTTGGGGTTATAGGGGGCAAACGACGGCTCGAGCTACATTGCAGACTATGAGTCCGCATCCCACCGTTACGCAACTCGTTGATGCTCAGGCACAACATCAACATTGACATCGACATTGAACCACGGTTGAACAACTATCACCCTTGATCGGTGCTCAACCCCACCCCGACCCCCCGTGGTACCTCTACTATCATCGCACTCGTAATTGATATTGATATATAAAGTTAGTAGGTAACCTTTAGGGTTTTAGACTAGAATCTAAAATATTCAAAAAGACTTTCGATTTTACAACCGATAGACCCCCCTACCGGGGTAGGGTACCTTAAATAAATATTTAACCTATTTAGGTAACCCATATGGCACGAAAATCTGGCGCAAAATACATACAAGAAGACATTCACCGTTTTGTAGACGATGGAGACTTCGAAAACGCAGTTAATGTCCTAAGAAACGGCATGAAAGCGACCCATGTAGTCCGCAGAAGCCGCGAAGATGGTGAAAGAGGTGTCGATTACGAAGAAGTAGCCGACCACGGAACCCGTATTACCTCCGCAAAACTGGTTCTCGAGTACGGATTCGGTAAAGCAGCGACCAGACACGACATCACAATGACCAAAGAAACATCGACCGTCGCAACACCGTCCGAAATCATGGAGAGACTACGCGATTCCGGGTCACAATTGGCCGATATCATCGATGTTTACTCCGAAACAGTAGAAAAAGTCCCCCTACAGATAGAAAATGATGAATAATCAAGAAGAAAACAAGTGGTACGCCATACACCGCCCCGAAGACCCCAAAGGGGACGCTCAGATAGCAAAAAATATGGCCTACGCAGCAGAGACAGGAGCCTTAAAGCCGCAGCCGCAGCCGCAGCCAGCAGACGAATACGGCATAGTACCTCAAATGTTGCCATTTGAAGGCACAACTTTTGACGACACTCCTCCTCCAGGGCTCGACGAGACACCGATCGCAGAAACAGCGGTATTTGAAAACGAACCAGGTAAACCTTCCGGCTCTTTTACATATGGTGGAGTTAATTATGTACAAATTAAAGGAAAATGGACCGCATTAAAACCCGACGGCACCCCCATGAACCCAGGAGAGATGTTCCAACACACAAGCTCAATGCATCAAAATAAAAAACCAGGGCATGTAACCGGGCAACCGCTTTTACCTTCAAGATTATTCGAAAAACCCACAGTAGCGCAACGATGAGCAAAGAAGAAATAAAAACCGCCGAAGAGCAATTTGAGCACGAATTATCAAATGTATTCGTCCGCTGGTGGGAGGAATCCGACCTCGATGAGCTTGATATGTCTCAAATTGCAATAGAAGTAGTAGAACGCTTTTGCGACACCACAGTCGAATTCGATTCAGACATAGATCTGAGCGATATGGATGACGATGAGTAAAATCCCCGCAAAAACTGCGTTAAAAAAAGTAGCCAAGGCTCCTTTTAAGTTTGCTGGGGCTGTCGTAGAAAATTTAGCAGCTCCAATAATTATGTCCCCGTACCAAATAGCTACCGATGCAGTGGTTCATAATAAATTAAAAGACCCATTTAAATACAAACACGATGTAGAATTCGCCGGACTTAACATACCAGTAAGCCACGAACTAGATGCAAGTAAAAGTTCTATAGACCGGGGGTTTTCATTTAAGAGAGGCGGTTTTACTACTGATTACGATTTTGTCTTGGATCACGAAATTAGCCTCGGCAACGCAACACCCATTCCCGAGCCTATTCCCGAGCCTATTCCCGAGCCTATTCCCGCAATCTCAAGAGGAGATTACAGTCCCTCGAAGTATTCTAAAAACCACAAACCCGGGATGAGCAGCCGAGCAGGCACAGGAATTCACCCCTTACACAGATAATTATGCCCGCCAAAAAGAAAAAATCTAATAAGAAAGGCCCCTGTTGGAAAGGGTACAAAGCAATCGGTATGAAAAGTAAGGGCGGTAGAAAAGTCCCTAACTGCGTACCCAAATCAAAAGGAATGAGTAGAGGAAGATGACAAGTTGCGGAACAAGGCGAAAAAAGAAAACCAAAAAGAAAAAAGGTTATGGCAGCAAGTAAGAGGAAACCAGATAAACGCATACCCAAGACCACTAAAGGCAAAGGAGCCAATTACCGCTCTGTTAAAGCCGGGGCTGGTATGACAAAAAAGGGAGTAGCCGCTCACAGAAGGGCTAACCCAGGTTCCAAGCTCAAGACTGCGGTCACAGGTAAAGTTAAAAAAGGAAGCAAGGCCGCGGGTAGACGGAAATCATTTTGCGCCCGATCTAAAAGTTGGACTGGTGAAAGAGGTAAAGCGGCTAGAGCTCGTTGGAAGTGCTAATGACCGAAGAAGATAAGCTCTTAGACCTAATCCGCATCGATCCAGAGGTGTGGTTCTCAACATTTGCCGTCATTAAAGACAAACGAGGCAAGGACATTAAACCTAGAGCAAACACGCTACAAAAGCGTATGTTCGCCCATTACAGACAATGCCAAGTAGAAAAAAAGCCGTGCAAAATGATAATCTTAAAACCCCGTCAAAAAGGGGCAAGCACATGTGCTCAAGCTCTGACTTACCACCACATGAGGAAGAACGAGAACTTAGCGGGCTCACTGATGGGGGACATTGCGGGGACGAGCGACAAAGTATTCGAGATTTATCGGAGGTACGCCGAGAACGACAACTTTCCGTGGGACGCTACCGGAACAAACCTCGAGGATGGCGGCAATCTGGCAGATTTAATGAAACTTCGGTCAAAAAGTGTGTACGGAAAGGAAACCGCCGGATCGAAAAATGCAGGTCGAAGCGGAACTATCCAGGTCGGTAATATGACCGAGGTCGCTTTCTGGCCAAATACGGGACAAAAAGACCCAGCTCTTGGGTATCTACAGTCGTTGTACGACGGCGATAATGTTTCTTTAGTAGTCGCGGACTCAACCCCCAACGGCCCATCTGGTTGGTTCTATAGAACTTGGACTCTTGACAATGAATGGGCTAAGATATTTGCAGCCTGGTGGGAATTCGACGACTCCGAGATACCGTTCAAATCTAAAGTTGAACTTCAAGATTTCAAGGACACTTTAACTGAAGACGAAAAGTCTGAAATGCAAAGATTTGACGTAAACTGGGAGCAAATGCACTGGAGAAGAAGAACACTTCAAGACAAATGTAATGGTGACATAAGTAAATTTAGGCAAGAGTACCCCTCAGATCCTGAAGAATGTTTCTTAATGTCTTCTAGACCCCGTTTCCATGTAGAAGTTTTAAAAGAAATGTCGGATGCCGCGCCGTCTCAACAATTTACTGTCGGAAATCTATCTTTACAGGACAACAAAACCGTAAGTTACAACATAGACCGCGCGGGTTCTTGGAAAGTTTATAACCAACCCGAGCACGATTCCAAGTATGTCATAGGAGTTGATACTTGCACAGGAGAAGACCAGCAAATGCAGGGTTTAGCTGCGGATCCGGACTATCATAGTGTGCAAGTTTGGAGAGCTCCTTATGAAGATTGGAACGGAGACTGGCATGTAGCACGAATGGTTGCAGTCCACCACTCCAGAATAGATATCGGCGTACTGTCGGAAGAGATAATAGCGGTAGCTAAATGGTACGGAGGTGCTTTCGTAGTCCCCGAAGTTAACAA